GTTTCCTTCAAGCGCTCCAGCAAGCCAGCCCAGGTCTGTCCTCCGTCTTCCACCGCCGCCATGGCCCCCAGCGTACAACGCAGAAACCATTCCTTCCCGTTGAGCGTGAGTGGGACCGATCGGAGCGCGGTCACGAAGTCCTCGTGATCGCACCCGTGCCGACGAGTTCCAGCGTCCCGACGATCTGCTTATCCGTGGGAAGCGAATGCTCGAACTTGGTGACTTTGCCGTTGCCGACCCAGAGCTTCGCCGTCTTAGATGTACTCGCCGCCACACTGACCCGCACCGACAGCGGCGCGGAGGCGGTGAGTTGGACAGCGAAGATTTTCTGTCCCGCCCCGGTCGAGATGTAGTTGACCTTGGCGCTGGCTTTCCAATCCCGAATCCCCAGCAGATTCTCCTGCCATCCCGAGGAATCGTGATTCGTGACATCAATGGTCTTCCCATTGACCGTCAGCGTCACGTCTTGGAGCTCGGCCACCCGTGTCATCGCGCTGGTGGCTTGGCTCAGATTGGTGCTGGCGTAGAGTGCGCCAGCCCGTCCTGTCAGTGATGCGGTCGCCATACTGCCCTCCCTCCCCTACCTACGAAGTCCGCGATCGGATTGCCGAGAAGTTCACGGCAACGCTGGGACGATTGGTGTTGTCAAAACCCAGACTCAGCGGCTCGCCCTGCCGCCGAATGTGAACATACCGCCATGCCGGATTCCCGATGGTCTTGTTCATCACGGTCTCCAGCGTGGTCATCACATCGTTCAACTTCTTCCGCGCCTGCATATAGGCCGAACTGCCGGCGAGGTTGATCGGCCCCCGGACCCGGACTTGAAACGTCGGGCGCTCCAAGGGCTGGGTGCTGAGTTCCTGCTGTGGAAAGCCGCCTGTCTCCACAATGGTAATGACACCATCCGGGGTGGCGGGTTCGTAGCCGAGACCGAGGCTCCACTTCGCGGTCGAGCCAGCGACAGCGACCCCCTGGGCGACGAGATAATTCCCGATCTCAGGTAACAGCACGGACCTTCGCCTTGAGTCCGACTTCCAAACGATTCACGAGTCGTCCACTCATTTCTTTCCACGGGGTTTCGAGATACTTCCACTCCCCGACCCGTGCCCAATGCCGATACGGTTTCCCTTTTGGCGAAACGCCACCTGTGACACCAGCACGGGGATTCTCATGCACGGACAAGGCATACGGCGCAGCAGGCCCACCGTATCCCAAGGCCACGCTCGTCACGCCTCCGACCATCACGGGTGGTTCCACATAACCCGTCGAGCGCAGGGTTCCGGTATCGACGGGGACATATTGCTCTTTGGAGACCGCCATGATCTCTTCCCCGATTTCATAGAGCGTCGAAGCTAAAGCGTTTTCGGCCTGAGGCCCCAAGGCTTTGAGGGCCTGGATCACCGCATCGGTGCCTTGTACGATGATCGCCATTCACCCGCCGAAGAGCAGGACCTTGGCATGGTGCGCGCCGAATTGATCTTGTTGGCGCTGCATCTCCAAAATCCGGTATGTGGTTCCCGCATAGGTGAACTTCGAGCGCGGATCGATCGTCGCGGTCGTCGCAAGCCAGGCGACATGCGTTGGTGTCACACTCTGACCGTCCTTCAGAAACTCCATCTTCTGGGCGGCGGTGATCCGCATCCGGTACGTTGTCGCCGCTCCTGTGGTGTAGGCGTAGGCTCCAGAGCCATCCGTAGAGTATCGGCGGAAAGGCTGGATCTGCACCTTCGCCGGCATGAGGTCGAGGAATCGCGCGACGAAGCTCATGTTGAAGTGGTCCCAATCAAGGTGCCAGGCCGACTCATCATTCCACGGGTAAAGGCGGGCTTCACCCGATCGGTATCCGTGCGGTATGGACTCTTGGCGGCCGAGCTCATGGCGACAGCGAATGGGACCGCGCCCTTGAGGGCCGCGAGCATCCGATACCGCATCGCCAGGGCTTTGTAGTTGACGGGCTTCTCGGCCCCGAGCGATAGGTCCCCCACGCGGACACTGACGGCTTCGGAATCCGCAAGTTGGTCGCAGATGAACGCCGCGCCGTGGTAGATGTTGAGGTTGAACTGCGCTAAGGCAAACGTGATCGCTTCGTCCGTCCGCAACTGACGCCCGGAGCTGATGTCGTTGACCATGAGCCGCACGGCATCGCGCCGACCGGCGGTTGTATTGGTCGAAGGCGCATTGGTGAAGGTCCACGCCATCTAGTCCTCAGGGCACCGCACAAATCTGGATTCGGAGCGAGCGACCGGCCGCAGTCGTGAACTTGGTTGAGCGGATCGCCACGAAATTGACCGGGATCGGCGCGGCTTTCGTCGTCTGGATGATGGCCCCGAGCTGTGCGCTCGTGTAGTTCGCCAGGATCGCCGTGAACTTGGACGACCCCAGATTCGTGGGATTCCGGGTGGTCAGGCTCCCGATCAGCGTCAGCGTAAAGCCGGAGGTCCCCACGGTACTGCCCGGCACCGCCTGGATCGCAAAGCGGCTAAACGCGGCTCCCAAGGGCTGCCACGGCATCGCAGTGGTCCCCGGCTTCCCGGTGGACTTCTTCGCAAAGGCCGAGGACATGGTGACCGTTCTGAGCCCAACCGTTCGGAATGGCATTAGTCACCTCCGCGGAGGTTACGCACCTTGACGCGGCTTGCGTCGCGCTGCTTGGCGACGCGATCCATTATCTTTTCCATCGACTCCTTCGAGTCGGAGGGGATTTGCCCCTTCCGTTTGAGGTCGCGGAAGTCCTGAAGCGAGGCTTCCCGCTTCGCCAGTCTCCGTTCTTCCTTGTAGAGCAGATACTCTCGGAGCTTCACGCGTTCCCTCCAATGCCAAAAGTCGATTGACCGGCTGCTCCCCATCAACGGGAGCGATGTCGTCAATCGTCACGCTATGGTCTGTGCGGGGCACGTCCTGCAATGCTCCATCCCCGGGTAGGTAGTTTCGGAGAATCCATTTCGTATCGTTCATCGCGCCGCGGCATTGATGCATGGCCTGCTCGGCAGCTCGGTGTTGATTCGTGGCGATCATCTCATCCCGGCTAAGAATCTCCAACACCTGTTTGCGGAGCTCCTCCGGAATGGATCGGACAGCCTGCTGGATGATGGCATTGTCGGTCCCACCATCCGTCATCATCATCTTGCCCCCGAGCGTCTGGAACAGCATCCGCTTCGAGGTCTCGTAGTTGTCCACTTCTTGGGCTTCGGAGGTCTGTAAATCCTCCAGCCGCTTCAGCAGTTTCTTGCGGAGATGCGAGACGTTATCGTAGCCGTAGAGATACCCGCACTTCAACACCTCCGAGACTTCCGGCATCACGACCTTGATCCCCAACCCCCGGGCGACGCCGATCCAGAACTCGACGGACGGACGCTGCCAGCCATACTCTGATTCCCCATGCACGCCGTCCATGGCCATATCGACCCCGAAGAGGCCGATCTGCTGGTAGCCCTGGAGAATGGCGAGCGCCAGCATCCACGAGATGGAGTTGTTCATGTAGCGTTCCGGGCACAGCAACTCGCCCGTCAACGGATGGCGCATGTTCAGCACTTCGCGGATCGGATAGGCGCGCGACGATGGGATCAGCGGATCGGTTTCCCACTGCCAGATCGGGCAGGTCTGTTTTGTCAGCCACTCCGCATGGGTGCCGTCCCGTGCCCCGGGATACTCTCCGAACTCGCCCCCATAGCCGCGGCGGTGGAGCTGGAACCATTGCACTTGATCGGTCTGGAAACAGCCGGGCATCTGCTGCTCGAAGACCTGATGCAGATCGTTCAGGCCGAAAAAATCCCACTCGGGATGTTTCCATGGGGCTTCGTAGGAATGTTGCGTAAACCCAATTATGGCAACACTTTGTCGCTTCAACGCTGGTAGATTGGTCATGCAACCACCGTTCCACGCTTATTCAATCGTCGTGCTTCCGAAACAAGGGCCAATCGTTTAGTCACGATTGCCTGAGTTAATGGTCGTCCCGCGTATTTCGTGGTGATAAACTCCAACAAAATCTCTGCCTGTGGTCTTTTCAATACGAGGTACGGCGACACATCTCGGAGGAAAGTAGCGATGCGATCCATTCCCACCAAAGTCCAGCGGTAAATCGGCTTGCTGTTGGCCGTACTGTTGCGAGCCTTCGGTTTCGGTAAACAACCTACCCAGCGCGTTTGCAGCCACATAATCAGCGCTGGATTGGTGTTGCACACTTCAATTGCTGGACGAAATATCGGACTCACCATGCTGGGCCAGCAGATGCTGTCAACATGATGCAGCCTTCTCCGTCAATGATACCAGCGGCGTATGCGAGTTCTGCGATACTGCGACCGGCCGCCTGAGGCGATGCTGCGGTCATGGGAACTCCAGTCAGTAGAGGTCTTCCGACATCAGATCGAGCCGAATCTTCTTGGCGCTGGGATGTCGAATCCCGGCATTCTCGGTAACCGCCGAAGTCTGTGTTCCTGCCGTGAAGGTGTAATTGAGCTTACTGGCCGCCGCGATCAAATCCCGCATCTCC